CAGAGCAAGACGCAATGAACCTAACAGCTCTTGAACGGGCTTATGAATGGTATACATCAGGACCTCGTCAAAGGTTACAACCCGGTGGAGCAATAGTTGTAGTAATGACTAGATGGAATACTAAAGACTTGACTGGTCAGTTATTAAAACACCAAAAAGAATTAAAATCAGATCAATGGGAACTAGTTGAGTTTCCAGCTATCATGCCCACAGGTAAACCCGTTTGGCCAGGTTATTGGAAACTTGAAGAACTAGAAGCGGTTAAGGCATCGCTATCAATTCCTAAGTGGAACGCACAGTGGATGCAAAACCCAACGTCTGAAGAAGGTGCTATTATTAAACGTGAGTGGTGGAAAGTTTGGGAGAAAGATGACATGCCACAACTAGAGCATATCATACAATCCTATGACACAGCGTTTATGAAAAAGGAGACAGCCGATTACTCGGCTATCACAACGTGGGGGGTCTTTAGAGAAAATGAGGACAGTCCATCTAATTTAATATTACTAGATTCACTAAAAGGTAGATACGAGTTTCCAGAACTTCGTCGTGTTGCTAAAGAGCAATATGATTACTGGCAGCCAGAGACTGTGTTGGTTGAGGCAAAAGCTAGTGGACTACCACTGACGTATGAACTTAGAGCTATGGGAATACCAGTTGTTAACTACACACCATCGAGAGGTAATGATAAACACACTAGAGTTAATTCTGTTGCACCTTTGTTTGAAAGTGGTATGATATGGGCACCGGAGCGAAAGTTTGCGGAAGAGGTCATTGAGGAGTGCGCAGCGTTCCCTTATGGCGATCATGATGACTTAGTCGATAGTATGACTCAAGCTGTTATGCGATTTAGACAGGGAGGATTAATACCTCACCCAGAAGATTATAAAGACGAGAAGATTTTTAAAACAACAAAGAAGTATTACTAATGGCTGAACTAACCTCCGACGGATTAAATTTTAAAAAATATTATAACAAGAAATTAGAAAAAGCAACTAACAAAATGTTAGAGAAAGAAACAGAAGTAGAAAGAAGTATTATTGAAGAAGGAGAAAAAGAATTAAATAAAAAAGCATTAGATAAATATACAAATATATCTCAAACAAAACCTACACGAGATAAGTTTTTACCAGGAAAACAAGGGGACAAAGAATATGAACTTGCTTTGAATAAATATAATGAAACTGAAAAAGGAAAAAAAGAACAAGAAAATGAAATGTTTAAAATGGTTGAAGAGTTTCAAACTTTAAAGAAAAAAGGAATAATAAGACCAGACCTGTCTTTTAGAAACTTTAAAAAGATGAAAGAACAAAGTTTACTTAAAAACAAAATATTAGAGTTAGATATAAAATATCCAGAAAAAGAAATTATTAATAAAGAAACAGGAGCTCTTAATAAAGAAAATCTTAAAAAGGCAATTGATCAAGCACAAGTTGATCTTGAAATTAGTCCAATAGACGGTTTAACTTTAAGACGATCTTTAAATACTGAAGGTGAACAATCAATAACAAGTGGTGAATATACAATAGGTAATTTTGATTTTAGTAGCCCTAATTTAGAAGAAGGTAAATTAACCAGTGGAGCTAATTTTAATCTTGGAGACTTAAATTTAACAGCAGCAGCCAACACTAACGACAGTGAGTTATTAAACAGCGAACTTGGTTTTAACTATAACAATGAGTTAAAAGGTTCTGTATTTAATGAAGATGACTATAGAAAAACAAATATAGAATTAGATAAAACATTTAAGCTAGCAGACAACATTAATGCAAATCTTACAGGTAGTGCCGATACTCAAACTTTTGACGGAGAAACATACAAAAGTTCTGATCTAAAACCTAAACTTAGTTACAATAATGGAATACTAAGTGCCGACATTTCTAAAGAAATTTTAGAAGGAGGTAGTATACCTGGTTTTAATATAGGTGCATCAATTCCTATTAATCAAGAAACATTTAGTGGAGATTTAATATTAGATGCAGACGGTAAAATTCAATTAAATGCAAATGGAGTTCCATTAAGAAAAAGTTCCTACACTAAAGACATGGGAAAAATAACATTAAAAGGCACTGATTTATTATCTGAAGATAGAAGTGGTACAATAGGTTACGAAAAAACATATGGTGATAAAGAAGGTGATATTTTTTTTACTGCTGGTGGTGAAATAGAACCATTTAGTGGAGACAAAACATTTGCTATTGGTGGCAAGTATGTATTTAACAAAGGTGGCAGAGTTAAAAAAGCATCCGGTGGCAGGGTACGAATGGCGAGCGGCGGGATAGCTAGAATTTTAGGATTATAATGACATTAGGAAAAAAATCAGGACCACCACCAAAAAGAGGACCTAACCCACAGGGCTTGAATATTAAGAATAATACTGTTAAGACAGTGAAACTGGAAAAAATAAATGGCAACAGACAAAGTATTACCCAACGAGATAAGAAAAGAAGTTAACATTCCTAGCGAGGAAGAGTTACAAGTAGAGTTTGAACAAGAGACAGGACTGCCTGATAGTAAGGGTCCAGTTGAAGTTCAAGAGAATGAAGATGGTAGTGTTGACATAAACTTTGATCCCTCAAAGGTTAATGTAGAAGGTGGTGAGAACCATTTCTCGAATCTCGCTGAATATTTACCAGACGATGTATTAAATTCATTAGGTGCAGAACTATCTGACAATTACATGGATTACAAAGCATCTAGAAAAGATTGGGAAAGAACTTACACACAAGGACTAGAACTTCTAGGTTTTAATTATGACGATAGAACAGAACCTTTTAAAGGTGCCTCAGGTGCAACTCACCCAGTATTAGCAGAAGCTGTAACTCAGTTTCAAGCACAAGCATACAAAGAATTATTACCAGCAGATGGCCCTGTTAGAACTCAACTTATTGGAATACCTACTCCTGAAAAAGAAGCTCAATCTGTAAGAGTTAAAGAATTTATGAATTATCAATTAATGTCACAAATGCCAGAGTACGAGGCAGAGTTTGACCAGATGTTATTTTATTTACCATTAGCAGGATCTGCATTTAAAAAAGTTTACTACGATGAGATTATGCAAAGAGCCGTATCTAAATTTGTACCGGCTGATGACATTGTTGTACCGTATACTGCAACATCATTAGATGATTGTGAATCTATAATTCACAAAGTGCGTATGACAGAAAACGATTTAAGAAAACAACAAGTAGGTGGATTCTATAAAGACATAGAAATTGATCCATCGTACATGGAAGAAACAGCTTCAGAAAAAGTACAAAGAGAATTAGAAGGAACAAGTAGAGGTAAAGATCAAAAAATGTTTACTCTGTTAGAGTGCCACGTTAGTTTAGATCTAGAAGGCTTTCAAGATTTAGGTGAAGATGAAACACCAACAGGAATTAAACTTCCTTACATTGTAACTTTAGAAGAAGGTACAAGAAAAATATTATCAATTAGAAGAAACTTTGCAGCAGAAGATATCATGAAAACTAAAATTAATTATTTTATTCATTTTAAATTTTTACCTGGTTTAGGTTTTTACGGTTTTGGTTTAACTCACATGATAGGTGGCTTATCAAGAACAGCAACAGCAGCACTAAGACAATTGCTCGACGCTGGTACCTTGTCTAACTTACCCGCAGGATTTAAGATGCGTGGTATTAAGATGAGAGACGAGGCACAATCTATTCAACCAGGTGAATTCCGAGACGTAGATGCTCCAGGCGGAAATCTAAAAGATGCCTTCATGACACTACCGTTTAAAGAGCCGTCACAGACTTTATTACAACTTATGGGTGTCGTGGTAGATGCAGGGCAACGATTCGCTTCGATTGCCGATATGCAAGTAGGAGACGGGAATCAACAAGCAGCAGTGGGCACGACAGTAGCTATGTTGGAAAGAGGATCTAGAGTTATGTCAGCCATACACAAAAGATTGTATGCTGCCATGAAAAAAGAATTTACTATTCTTGCTAGAGTATTTAAAACTTATTTACCACCAGAGTATCCATACGATGTTATTGGTGGACAGAAACAAATTAAACAAATGGACTTTGATGACAAGATAGATATTTTACCAGTTTCAGATCCTAATATATTTTCTCAAACACAAAGAATATCACTTGCACAAACAGAAATGCAACTAGCAGCAGCTAATCCACAAATACACAATCAGTATGCAGTATACAGAAACATGTATGAGGCCTTAGGTGTAAAAAACATTGATGCAATTTTAATTAAACCACAACAACCAACACCATTAGACCCTGCACTAGAACATATTGCAGCAATGGGTTCAAAACCATTCCAAGCTTTTCCAGGTCAAGACCACAGAGCACACATGACAGCTCATTTAAATTTTCTTGCAACTAATTTAGCTAGAAATGCACCCATGGTTAGTGCTGCCGTACAAAAGAACTGTATGGAACACATAAGTTTAATGGGTCAAGAGCAAATTGAGTTAGAATTTAGAGGAGAATTACAAGAACTGGCAAAAATGCAACAGATGGCGCAACAGAATCCACAAATTCAACAACAAATGGTGCCGTTACAACAAAAAATTGAAGCTAGAAAAGCTATTTTAATTGCTGACATGACTGAAGACTATATGAAGGAAGAAAAAGCAATTACTGGAGACTTTGGTAACGACCCTATTGCACAATTAAGAGCAAGAGAGTTAGATATTAGAGCTCAAGACAACGAACAGAAGAAAAAAGATGCTGAAGATAGATTAAATCTAGATAAAATGAAATCTATGATGAATCAAAGCGTACAATCAGAAAAACTAGATCAAACTGAAGAGTTAGCAGAACTTAGAGCTGATACTTCTATTGAAAAACAAGAAATGGCTAATGAAGCCAGAGAAAAACTAGCAATGATAAAAAGTATGGGGAATTAATTACATGATTGATAAAAAAGAAAAGAAAACTTTAACAAAACATAAAATACACCATACGACAAAACATATGGCGCAAATGAAAAAAGATATGAAAAAAGGTGTGAACTTTAAAAAATCACACATTAAAGCTATGAAAAAGGTGGGTGCATAATGTGGTTTGGTGCACTTAAACTAGCGTTAAACGCTGGAACACATATTTACAAAAAGAAAAAAGAAACTCAAATGCTAATGGCTGATGCACAAGCGCAACATGCATCTAAAATGGCTAAAGGTGAGTTAGAATTTAGTGGCAAGCTCCTCGAAGCTCGTCAAAATGATTATAAGGACGAGGTAGTTCTTGCAATATTAACGCTACCAATTTTAGTGCTTGCATATGGGGTCTGGTCAGACGATCCACAAGCTATGGAGAAGATAAAAGTGTTCTTTGAGCATTTCCAAGCATTACCCAAATGGTTTACTAATTTATGGGTGCTTGTATGCGCTAGTATATTTGGTATAAAGGGTACACAAATATTTAGAAACAACGGAGGTAAAAAATAATGTTAAAAAATCCAAAAAAAGCAGACCTAGATAATGATGGATCATTAAGTAGTTACGAAAAAAAAAGAGGAATGGCTATAGAAAGATCTATGAATAAAAATATGGACGGAGGAATGATTAAAGATGAACGTTCTAAATTTATGGGTGGTGGAATAGCTTACGCTGGTGGCGGAAGAGCAATGAAAAAAGGTGGTAAAGTATAATGCCTGGAAAAGAAATTAAAGGAAGAAGTAAAAGAGCAAATTACCGTGACGGTGGCAGAGT